ATTAACTTTATCTTTAAGTCAATCTAGTGATAAAATGGTTACAATGACTCATAGAAAACAGTTTGATGCTGAAGTTGTTAAAGAACAACTTGGTATTGCTAGAGAAAAACTAGATAACTATAAGACTATGGCTGAGTTCTTAGGCAAAAAAAGATATACTACTGAGAAACTTGTTGAGTATCTTAATACAATTTATCCATCTAATATTAAAGATGAAGATATTAAAGACAAGTCTGTTCCAACAACATTCAATGCAAAACAAGCATATGAAGTTATTGAAACACAACCTGGTAGTAAATATGCAAAAGGTACTTGGTGGCAAGCTTTTAATGCAGTAACTTTTTCTACTGACCACTTACAAGGTCAAAGTGCTGACGGCAGATTAACTTCTGCATGGTACGGTAGAAATAGAAGACTAAAACTAAAAGCATTAGATACTGCTCTTAAAATGGCAGAACTTGCATAAATAAGATATGAGAGCGGTTCATAAGCCTCTCATCTACTGCAACAATAAGACCTATCCTGTTGCAGAAAATATAGAGTTTTTTGGGTTCTCTTATAAAAACCCTTATATATAATAATGAGTTGCCTTTTAGGGACTCTAATTTTAATCTTGCTTAAAGAAGGAGATAAACATGAATACTTTAGCAACAATAGACAGAAATCGTCTAACCCCCTTTACAGTTGGTTTTGATAGTTTACTAGATAGACTATTTGAAACTGATACTCATTCAACTGGTGGATTCCCACCTTATAATATCATAAAAAATGATGATTATAATTACTCTATTGAAATGGCTCTTGCTGGTTACAGTAAGAAAGATTTAGAGATTGAATTAAAAGAAGGCGTGCTTTCTGTTAGTTCAAAAGAAAATGAAGAAAAACTTGATGAAGAAACTACTTTAATTCATAAAGGTATTTCTCATAGACACTTTAAAAGAAGTTTTACTTTATCAGATGAGATGAAAGTGAAAGATGCAACGATGAAAGATGGTATGTTAATTATATCATTAGAAAGAATTGTGCCTGACCACAAGAAACCTCAAATGATTGAAGTAAAATAATTTAATTAGGTACATGGTTGACATTCTGACAAAGTAATGTTACTATGTACCTATCATGCGGAAGTAGTATAAAAGTATTATATTTGATTCCAATCAGAAGAAGGTGGTGCGATACCACCCTTCCGCTCCAATTTTATAATGTAACAAATGATTCTAAATAAACAAGATTCGATATTCGCCGCTACAAAACTGATTAATTATTTCAAAGATTTTAATCGTATTGACGATTACTTTCGTGCAAGAAAAATGGAAAGAATTAAAAATCTTCCTATTTCTTTGCCTGGTTTCGGACTTGAAAATGATATGTTTCAATCATACGATATGAATCCAGAAGATATGAACTTTGAGGTTTCTATTGCTGAAACAAAAACATTTGATACAATGCTTGAAATGATAGCATCATTTTCACCAGACAATGCACCTGGTAAAGAAATGAAACTTATTGTCAAAGAAACAAATACAAATACAGTTGTTGGTTTTATTAAATTAGGTTCACCCTTGATTAATTCAAAACCTCGTAATGATTATTTGGGTGGTGTTCCAGATTTACCTATTTTCAATAAGCGTGCTATTATGGGTTTTAATATTGTACCTGTTCAACCATTCGGTTATAATTATCTCGGTGGTAAACTGATGGCTGCAATTTGCAATTCTCATAAAGTCAGAAGAATGTTAAATCAAAAATATGATACAGAGTTTTGTTTGTTTGAAACTACAAGTCTGTATGGCAACATCAAAGGCGCCTCTATGTATGACGGCATGAGACCATTTCTAAGATACAAAGGTGACACTCAATCTAAATTTCTACTAACATTAGGCGAAGAAATATATTTCGAGATGAGGGATTGGTTTACTGATAAAAATAATGGTGAAGATTTAATTCATAAAGGTGCATCTTCTCGTAAACTTAAAATGCAGACTAAAATGGTCGGTGTTATCAAAGCAAGTTTAAAACTACATGATACAAAAGCATACGAAATATTTAGTAAACAAATTGCTAAAGCAGGTGATGTGACCACACAAAAAAGATTTTATATGGGTGAATACGGATATGCAAATGCAAAAGATGTATTACTAGGTAAAACAGATACTTTATCAAAGGCAGAAAACTTTGATAGATTCGAACTTGAGAATATTGTTAAGTGGTGGAAGAAAAACGCCACTAAACGATATAACAAGATGATTGCAGAAAACAAAGTTCGTAAAGAACTAGAAATCTGGAATCAAGATACTATGAATAAAATTGACATTATCAGATAAAGATGGTTGACAAATAATAATTCATAGTATATTATAATAATTAAATAACAATTAAGTTATTTAAAAACCGTTTCTATTATGTCATGTGGCAAAATGCTCTTAATATATTAGTGAACAGGAGAAAATATAATGAAAAACATTATTGAGCGAGTTATCTCGTCACCACCAAATAAGTATGAAGCTTATTTGTATCAATATACTAATTTGTCTGATGATAAAAAGTATGTCGGATACCATAAAGGTTCAGTTGATGATAATTATAATCATTCATCAACTTGTAAAGAGTTTGCTAAAGTTTTTGCAGACTCAAAATCAAAACTAAAGTTCGAAGTTATTAAATATGGAAGTTTAGGAGAAATTAAGACTGCTGAAAATTCTATGTTGAAAAGTGCTAACGCTAGGAATAACCCATTATACTACAATAAGCATAATGGTGCTCCTTCTTATGATGAACCTGACTTAGATAAAGTCAAGTTTTTAGTTCAACAAATCACAGACCGAGTTTTTCCTGTCTTTAAAGAAGAACTCGCACTTCATGAAAATATGTCCTACTCGCAAGTACGCTTTGAACATAATCCTGAGTTGCAAAAAACTATTAAGGAAAAAATTAATGATGCCAATGGCAACACAGATGGTTGTAATCCTTTAATAATATGTGAAAAACGAAGAGATGGTGAAGACCTTCGTGTAGATGGTAATCATACATGTTTTGGTGCTATTCAATCAAAACATGCAAATGATATTCCTGTCATGAGATTGCCATACGATGTTCATAAGGATTTTTCAGAAATGGAAATTAATATGGTTGGCAACTTACTAAATAAAAAAAGTGAGGTTGTAAAACGCCCAATGTCACAGCAAGACGGCATCAAACATGTCCGAAATGCACATAAAACAGGAGTTCCTTTTAACAGTCAATTTAATGTAACATTCTTAAAAGAATGTAATTTTACTGGTTCTGGTTCTTCTGGTCAAATAAAGGCTATCTTAGATAAATCAAAACAACTTATTGACCAAGCAGATAAAGCAATAAGTGGACAACTTTTTATAAGATATCATGCAAATCCACATAAGTCAGTTTTAGAAGCAAAAGTAAAATCTCTCTCACAAAAAGAGGGAGAAACTGCCATCGGTATGTCTTCTTCTATGTTTAATGTTGCAAGAATATTTGAAACACTATGGGCAGTGAGAGATGATAAAGATGTCAAAAAAGATGTCAAAAAACTAACTGTGGTTGTTCATCACAAAGACACTGAAGCAAGTAAGGCTTGGAAATCAAAAACTCAACCATTGTGGATTAATATTTTAGACAAGCTTATGAAGTCTGAATATGAAATAGAGTTTCATGAAATGCCTATGTGGATTGACGATGGTTCTAAAATATAATGAACCTATTTGATTTAAATAGAGAAAAGAAACTACAAAACACTGTTAGGGTACTTGTGTACCCTAACATTACTTTTCAAGAAGACTTAGAAAAAGATAGTTACATACAGGTCATTAAAAAACAAATTTCTTTATTAAATGAAATTAGAGATGACTTGTGGTTCTATCTTATCTTACCATGCTCTATGCCTTCTTTACAATTTAAAAATGCATCACAATATATTTTGCCATTGCCAACATACCCACCTACAATGAGGTCACATTTTGATGTACCTAAAATAACAAAAATATTAAATAACGAATTAGATTTTGATTTAGTAATGACACATTTACCAGAGCATACTCATGCTCTTAAAAATGTATTATATAATGTAACACATCATACACCTCAGTTTTTTGGTTATTCACATTGGTTTGATTTAAAAGAAGTTGTTGCATGGTCAAAAGATAGTTTCTTACAGAACATTACTGGATTATTAGAATATGATAGATGTTATCTTAATACACAACATCAAAAAGATTTAGTATTAAATCAAGCAAAAGAAACATTTAATGATAATATTACTATTCCAAAATTAGATAAGATACTTGTACCACAACATTTAGGTGTTGATAAAAAAGATATAATAAGTGAAATAAACCCAGAGCCTGAAAAGATAATTGTCTTTAATCATAGACCAGATACTTACAAACACTTTAAAGAATTTATTGAAGTCACAGATATGTTATGGAAGAAAAGACAGGATTTTAAAGTATGGGTGCCGTTATTAGGTAAACCAAATCGTGATTATGTCATTACAGATAAGGGCGATAAAAAATGGTATTATAAACAATTACAAAAATGTTGTGTTGGGTTTTCACCAAAACAAACCTATGGTGGTTGGTCTGTTTCAACAACAGATGGCATGATGAATGGTGTGCCATATATTATGTACGATGATACTTATTATCATGAATTATATTCACAAGGTATTTTCTTTACTAAACATGAATCAGCATGTGAATTATTAAATATGTTTCTTGATGATACAAATTGTAGAAATCAAAAGGCACAAGAATCACTTGATTGGATAAGTAATCATCTAATCTATAAAGATAAAATGGTAGAGATGTCTGAATATATGTCCAGACTTATTAAAGAAACTCGTATGGTAAAAGATACTGATAAATTTAAAGAAATTGTTAGTTGGATTAAATCTGCCGGCACACTATCTAAAAAAGAAATAATAGGAGAGTTAGGTTGGGGTAGAGGTATTAAATTCACACCTTATCGTAGAGCTCTTATGAATCATTCAAACATATTCGATGTAAACGAATCTGAACCCAAATACTGCTGGGTGAATGATTATCAGGATTACCTATTGACAAAAATTTAATTATAATATATAATGAATTTATGAAAAAAATAGATAATGTAAACCACCCACCACATTACAATCAACAAAAAGTTGAATGTATAGATGCAATAGAATCTGCAACTGGTGATGGCTTTGAAAACTATCTTCAAGGTAATATTATAAAATATATCTGGAGATATAATTACAAAAACGGTACTGAGGACTTAAAGAAAGCCCAATGGTACTTAAATAAACTTATTGAAGTGAAGGAAAATAAATAATGAAATTATCATCTCAAACTAAAGAAGTGCTAAAGAACTTTAGTACCATAAATCAGAACATTATGATTCGTTCTGGTAATACACTTAAAACAGTTTCTGCTATGAAAAATATAGTTGCAACTGCACAAGTTCCAGACAGTTTTACTCAAGAGGTGCCTGTCTATAATCTAAAC